GAACGGTCTACGTATAGGAGTGCGTTTGCCTCAGCATGAATTGATGGGCAACCCTCGTAAGAAGAGCTCAAGTCAGTTTTCCCCTGAGCACGCTCGCACCAGTTGGTGCAAAGACCTTCAGTTGGGTAGTTAGCTGCAGCACCATTATATCCTGTAGCAGAAATACGTTGGTTCTTATCTACAATTACTGCACCAATTCGAGCACGAGAACAGCGAGATCTAGACGCCACTACTGTTGCAACTTGCATCCAGATGGAGTCCCAAGAAGGGATATTCATTATGGAATAATCTCAATCTTGTATACCGAGGCAATTTCATCATCTAGTTCCGAGGATTTTTCTAATAACCGCTGAGCAACGTTAGTGAGGTAGCGAGCTCCGCCCTCATCATATTTATATAAGGCATCTAAAACAGCTGTAGCTTCTTCTGAGACCTGAGCCCAATAGCGGTATTTCTCTGGGAAAACTAGCTCAGCTGATTCATCTGGAGAGCACTGTTCGCAAGGAATAGCAGCAATAGTTAAGTTACTGTAATCAACTTCTTGAAGTCCATATCTACGAACTAAAGGACATGCTGCACCGTGAAATACTAGTGATACTCCAACCCTAGAAAGAATAAAAGATCCGCTATCAGTCTTATATAGCTCGAACTCGATCCAGCGTGTAGAGCCCTTTCTCCATGATGTAGATTTACCAAGTAATCTTCCATTAAATTGGAGTGTTCTAGCTCCGTCTTTTACTTCAAACATGTCATTCTCCAGTATGCGTATTAGATATTAGTCTAACATATTCAGGTATCAGCTACCCTAGTAGTGTCATCCCGGATGCAAGAGCTTTGTGCATCTCCATGCCAAGTGTTATTGCTCTAGAAGGTCCAGATATGTTGTAATTAGGATTACCTGAGTAATTAAATAATGTAGATACCTGATCAACAAATATTTGCTTAGCAGTATCAAAAAATTCTACTAAAAAGTCAGGTCCAGCGTTTTGTTTTGCATCATCTATGTCAGTATCTACCTTAACTACCAGCTGATTTGAGTCATCATATAGAGTCTTAGTTATTTTAATACCATATGGATAGTAGTCACCATTTGCATCAGCAACCATATTTGCCACTTCTACGTTATAATCCCAGCGCATGCGTTTTCCTTATTTTAGTTTGTGCCATTGTTAAGTTTAGCTTCTAAGGCAGCTACACGAGCCTCTAATGATTTTATCTTGTCTGCCTGGATATTAACCGCCCAGTGAGTGACGGCAGATAGCTCAAAGAAAGCTACTGACTCCGGTATAAGTTTTTTATTTTTCTTGTCTTCTATGTAGACAACTAATTTTTCAAAACCATCTGCTTCCAGTTCTTCAGCGATATACCCGTAGTTTAGGGTAGCATTTTCACCAAGTTCAGCGTACTCTTCTTTATTATAAAATGATCTAATTTTAATGCTAGTAAATTTATCATAGTCTAGTTCTAAATCTTTTACTTCAGTTTTGTACCTAATACTTGAAGTATTGCGATAAACCTGATTAGTAGTCGTACTCCACTGCAACGGTTGACCAGCAGTACTAGATCCAGTAAGACCAGACGCATAAAGTTTACTACTTATAGTGGTATTAGCACCAACATCGCCAATCTGTACATCAGTTCCTCCGACATAGTTAGTGATGTTACCATAACTAAATATAGTATCAGCAAGAGTTGCTATTTGTTTTGTAGATTTAGTGAGGTCAATGTAGCATGCTGAAAAATCAGCACCTAGCTCGATACTTCCACCTCCCCAGCCGCCGAACCATCCGCTAGGTACTGTACTGGACACCGTTAAATCATAGATAGCTAGTCCAGGAGTCCCAGAAACAGACGGGATAGAGTTTGCACCTAGCTTTGCTGACTCTGTATTAATGGTATTTTGATATGTAAATGTATCCGTAGCAAGAATTTTAGCTGCAGTAACAGCACCAGCATCAATCTTTACTGCAGTGACAGCACCAGCATTTATTTTGTCAGCCTCTACAGCGTTCGTGTTAATGTGGACTGCATTGATAGCTAAGGCATCAATTTTAGCTGCAGTAATTGAGTTAGCTAGAATTTTTCCAGCAACAACGGCTCCAGCTGCAATCTGATCTGCACCAATAGCATTGGCTGCAATAGCAGTTTGAACAATTACATTTGCACCAAATAAGTTGCTTGAATTTAGAGCACCTGAAGCTAGAGCACCGGGAGTAACAGCAGCATTAGCAAAAGGCCAGTTACTTAGCGGAGCATTTAGTTTTGCTGCTATGAGATCAGCATCAACTAGAGGTTTGATAGTAGTTGTTGCCTGGGCAGAAGCAGCAGTAGCGTTTCCACTAACATCTATGGATATGAATTTAAAGTAGTAGGCAACGTTATAGGAGAGATCTGAAACAATAATAGAATCAGTATTTGAATATATTTTACCTTTCAGTGTTCCAGTCCTAGCAAGACCAGTCTGTCCAGTAATTGTCGTTCCGACAGAGGCCGCAGCATTGGTTACAGTAAAAGTAGTGCTCCCAGTAACAAGAGCAATAACCACGTTGGTCAGGTTATATTGAGCAGTAGATAGTCCAGTTATGGTGATAGTCTGCCCGGCTGTAAATCCATGAGCAGAAGATGTATTATATGTCATGGTTGTAGTACCGTTACCAGATGCTGTCGTAACAGTAGCTGTTGCTGCACCGCTTACAGGAGTAAATCCAGAAGTAGTTGATGCATGGACTTCAAGATAGTTAAGTTTACTTAGTGTTGTAGTTGTTCCATCAGCATTATTACCGTCCCAAGTAACAGTTACTGTTCCAAGTCTTGGAGCACTTAGGATAGGAGCAGACGGGACACCAACACCACCATCTAGGGCAGCAGTGCCAGTGGTAATATTTCCAGCAAGGTGCGTAGATTCCATACCAGAGCTATCAAAGGCAAGAACTTCAAAATAGTAAGTGATACCAGGAACTAGATTCTCTATAGTTTGGGTAGTCTCGGAACCATAGCTAAGCTTTATCCAGTCCGCGCTAGGACTATCTCTATACCAAATTCGATACCCAACTAGGTCATCTAGCGGTTTAGTGTTCACATTTGTAGTTGGTGCAGTCCAGCTAAGAGTTACCCTAGACCTAGCACCAGATGCTCCGCCTTGAAGATTATATCCAGCTGTCGATAGGTTTAGCGAGGTAGGCGGCGATGGTGCGACACCATCACTAGCTAGAGCACCCTCAGTCCAAAGAACATATCGAATACCATTCCAGTAGTAAGTAAGCCCATCCGTAGTATTTACCCAAGTAGCACCTACACGGACTTCCTTCTGAGCAACACCATAAGCATATTTACTGGTAACAGTTGTTAGCGACTGCGAAGCAGATAGTGCGGTATCAAAAGCGTACGTAAGCTGAGTAGAGCTAGGAACGCTAGCTACCTTAAATATTCCATCAATGCCATAGTACGGAGATGCTGGACCTAGATCACTCACAGAGATTATGTCGCCAGCATTAAAATGATGACCGCCAGAAAAGTTTAAGGTGGCAACAGTAGTAGTTGCTTGAGTACTAGTTATTGCAGCTCTAGTTTTTAAAGTTGCATTAGTACTATATCCATATAAGTACGGAAAATTTGTAGTTGTAGATCCAGTTGTGTAGTATCCAGTGTGCGTAATAGTGTTACCAGGGGCTACCATCCAGCTTTTTCTAGCTGTACCTGCTGGAGCGTCGTCTCCCATTACGCTATAGGTGCCAGAAGGGTTGGCATAGCTGCCAGTTACATCTACACCACTTACAGTTATTCCTAAGCCCTTTTCAATTAGTGGATCAGCTTCAAACCATAGTTCTACTCGGTCAAGACCGCTAGCTGCACCAGTTGTCTGAGCCGGGTACCAATAGCCACCAGCAACCTTAATCCAAGGGTTAGGGCTGTTACTATTAGTAGCACCTGGCGGTGGCTCGATTATATTGCTATTAGGATTAGCAACTACAGTTGTAGTAGATCCCTTGCTATTCTTGAGCTCAACATTTTTTAGTCTCCTATCGACCGAGGATAGTAAACTAGTAAGTTTTTTACGTCTTCTTCTAAGTGCCATTTTATACGTTAGTCCTTATATATTGATATGCTTTTGCTCCGTTGTAGCCATTTAAAACAAAACTATAGCTAGTATCTGAAGTAAGACCAGTAGCAGTATATGTAGTCTGAACAACACCACCAGAAGCAACTGACCATGTATTAATGGTTGTACCGTCCTTTGTCAATGTTGCAGATAGTGTAGTAGGGTTTTCCTGAAGAATTAGAACACTAAACGTCGCTGATGTGCTGGTAACTTCAGTTACTACTAGGTCAAGCCTAGCTACTCCAACAGTATCTATAGCTCTTTCTAGAACTAGCTGAAGAGTAACCTGCTCAGGGAAACTAGGGTTATCCGGAACAGTTACCTCATAAGAATCTATTTTTCGTAGTAACATGCCCTGTCTATCCCCCTGAGTGGAGCCAGGTTCTAGGTCACTCTGCAATCTTAGTGACACAAAGTCATCATTATTTATGATCACCGAACACCAGTCACCAGGAGAATATGAGCCAACTTCTGGTCTTACAGAGCCATTGACTACTACCGAAAAATGAGAAACAGGCGGTAAAGACTCACTTAGGTAGCGAGCAGCATAGTTATAAAGTGTGTCCTCGTCGCTAACACCATTAACTTTTTCAACTTGATCAAGTATAGGCCATCCAGCATCAATATACTCTATTGAACTCTCTCCAGCATAAGGAAGACTGGCATCCGAGTTACCAGTATCATCCTCGCCTTGAACCCAGAAGCGAGTGGCTGCATCTTCAGCAGTCTCTTCCATACTCGCCCCTAGAATGCTTCCAGGGTGCTCAAAAACTACTTGATCCGCTCCGAATGCGCTAGGAGGTGCGTATTGACCTACTGGTAATACATCCCCCGGAAGTGTGTTCAAATAGGTAACTAAAGAATCTGGTTTTAGAGGTAAGAAAACAAATGTCTTATCAAATTTTCCAGTTGTAGCGTTATAAGCGCAGTCAATTCTATATTCAAAACCATCAGGAACATTAGAGTAATCGTCTAAAATGTCACCAACAGTCCTAAGCTCTGAACCCCTAAATAGTGGATTTACTCTAGGATTCTGGGAGCTTAGAGCACTGGCTGGATCGTAAGAGATATCTAAACCAGAATTTAACGTGTACTCACCGTAACTAGCGAATCTTGCGGAAGGGCTTCTAGTGACTGTTGCTCCAGAACCTACAGCACTAGTTACAATTTCTATAGCAAAAGGAGTACTGTACGAGAATGTTGTAGTGGTTGGCACCGAAGTAACTGTCCACTCCCCATCTACGGCTCCATGGACATTATTTACAGTCACAATATCGCCTACTGAAATACCGTGAGTTGTCGATGTAGTCAGCGTGACAGTACCGTCAATACCTCTAGCAATGTAGGTAATAGTGCTAACAGAAGGCGATAGTGCAGTAGATCCGCTATTAGATCCAGTGTTAGCAAATGTTACGCTATTACTAGAAGGAGTGCTGATAACTATATGGCGACCATTTGACTCTCCTAGGGAGTTTGTCATATAGCTCGTAGGGACATTTCTAAGTGTAAACCGCTGACCAGGAATTAGATAGTGATCTTCATTAAAGACTAAGGTAGCAACGTTGCTACTTCTAGAAATAGAAGAAATAGCTTGATCAAAGTTACTTGCTGGCTCTATCTCGGTATTGGGAAATTTCATAGAGTACAGATCAAGCTTTAGAGACTCTAACAGGTCGCGCATATATTCGTAGCTATCTTGACGAACTGTAACGGTACAAGCATCATCAGTAAAACTACCAGCAATAGTACCAAAAGAGAATGTAGTAGTGTTAGTTACTCCAGTTATTGTGTAGTAGCCATTCTTACCGTAGTTAACATCGGACCCGAAACTAATAAAAATCGGGGAGTTTACAGTAAAAGTATGAGTATCATACGTTAGTACAGCTGTAGCTGTACCAGAGCCATTCAAAGTAATTGTAGCTTCATACTCATTTTTCCAAGTTTTCCATAGAACTCGGTGATATAGGTAGCTTGTAAATTCTGCACCAGAAATATTCAAAGTTTTAGATGCAAGGTCATAACTTCTTGCCCACAATATCCCGCCCCATACGCATATATTGTCTCTAACTATAAACAGTGCAGTTTTACCAGGAAGAGTATTCGCATACAGTTCCATATTAAAAGTTCCATCGATAACTGGAATATCACCACTAAATGATCCAGCTTCTTTCAAAGAACGAGTATATTTTACGTTCTGAAAAGGAATCTCATTTAAGATATTCCCTGTAACTAGGTCAGCAACTATGTATTTATAGTTGGAAACTAGATCCTGTTTTGCTGTAGATATCGCTACCATTTACACTCGCATCGTTTGTCTAATTGTCTTTTAATAAGTATAACAGCTAGCCAATCCAGCCAGAACGATAGTACATTTTACATGTGAGACCAGTACCACCAGTAAATGTAAGGGTATTACTACCTGGTTCTAGATAAATCCAGTCAATCAAAGTTTTTACTTTAGTTCGTCCGCTCTCTATAGTAGATCCGTTTACAGTTATAACGTCCCGATTGTGGGTATCTATTTCTAGGGTTCCAGTAAAATTCTTATTTATACCGGTTATTGTTTCAGTAGTATATCCGGTAGCAGTTTTAGTAATAGTTGCAGTACCAGAAGAGTAAGTACCTGATATTTCAAAGATAATTGGGGTTCTCACATTGCCAGAATTAGTTACAGTTACTCCGCTACTAATCACATTAGCGGTCTTATAGCCGCCATCGGTAGCTACATACTCGTATTTAATGGGGTCAGCTGCACGAAGTCCGATAGAGAACTCTGTTCTACCTCTAGCAGTGACAGTTGCAATATCTGGACGACCGTTTAGCCGCACAAAGGTAGTTTTAGGGGTAGATTCATTTACAGTAAGCCAATCACCCTCATATACAAGGCTAGTTGCTGATATAAGTGTATTCCTAGCTGCCTCAACCTTAGACGGGTCAGGTGTTAAAAATACACCACTAAGCGTGATATCACGAGCTGCCCAGCGACCTCTGGCATCATATGATCCATCACCCCACCCGCGAGCTAGTTCTGGCATCTGAGGGTCTGGATGCTCCCACCAGCCCTGTATGTCTGTACAAACCCATACAACGCCATTGGCATCCACCGTATTGAGAGTTAAACTACCTAGAGATATGTCAGCATTGAGCTGCATACCGGTAACGTATGGATACGGATACTTAGTAAGAGCAATATTTACTTGCTTATTTTCAGCAGCCTGAGTACCCGGATTAGTAGTTAAGCTTGGATCTACCATTAGATTGTTCCCTTACGAATCTCGAATGCAATTCTTCTAGATACCATTTCTGCTAGTGAACGTTCATCCATACCAGGAGATGGATTTATGACCATGTTTATGGTAGGGGCTGTTTTAACTGATTGGTTGTTATTAATTCTATCTAGTAGCTCCCTATTCTCAGAGGTTGCCCTAGCATTGATTATATATTCACCATTTGAAAGCATCGCTGGTATCGAGTCAGAGCGGGATGTTCCAGCACCAGATACATAACCACCAGGAGCTAGACGCTTAACATATCCACCATTGGCAAATCCGACAAATCCACCATCTTTTTTCTTAGGACCTGTAAGCCATCCAAAGATGTTATCCCAAAAACCAGAACCCTTACCGTAATTCTTTTTTATACTCTCTAGTTTTTCAGTAGCTTTACCAGTATTCGCATCTACAGAAATTTGAATATCTTTAGGGGTACCTAGAAGTGTATCTGCTAAAGTTTTTGCTTTATCTTTTGTTAGTCCCATTTTTTCGGCTGCCTTGACAAGGGATTCTCTACCCTTATCCATTGATTTGGTGAGCTCATCGGTATTTCCAGTAGCCTTATAGATAGCAGTAGCTTGGTTAACTGCTGATCTAGCTAGGTCATCAAGTGCTGACTGGTTACTTCTACCAGCAGCTGTAGTGATATCTAGATTTTTACCATTAGTTTTTACTGACTCAGTTACGCTATCTACTGCAGCTTCAAATCTTCTGACTGCATCTCTAGTGTCAAGATTGGTCTTACCAAATCCTAAAATCTTGTCAGAAAGCCACTGAACTTTTTTAGATGCATTATCTGCAGCAGTATCGACGCCACCTAAACCACTAGCCATAATATTTGAATAATCACCACCGCGCTGCATAGCAATATTTAGAAGCGTAGTATCATCTGTAGCCATTCCTGCATTTCTAGCAGTCTCCGCCAACTGGGTCTTCAGTTCTGGCATAGCTTCTAAGAATCGACGTGCATCAGCGTCAGTCATCTGGTATGCCTTGGTAAGCTCTAAAAATTTAGAAGAAGCATCAGGAATAGAGCTACCAGCAAGCTGAGCCAGTGCAGATCCAGTATTTCCAATAGCGGTCTCAACTTTTGTCCAGTCAGACTCTTTATCAAACCAGTCCTGAGTACCACCTATACTCTTACCAAATCCAGTATTTTCTTTACTTAGTGCAGCCAATACTAGTTTCATTTTATCGCCACTAGTAGCTAAGTCATCCATACTGGTTATATAGGTATTTAGATGTACAATTGGGGTATCTCCAATCATACCGCTTATCTCTCTCTTAACATACATGATGTTTCCACCAGTATCTTTGAGAGCCTCTTTCATGACATCTACACCAGATTTACCTGATAAAAATGCATTTCTAATTTTTTCGCCTGAAGTTACAGAATCTTTTTTAGCCTGCTCTAGTTGGTCATTTAGAGCTATAACTCCAGCAACAACAGCGCCAATAATGCCTACTACACCAAAAGCACCTTTAAGGACCACACCAAACTTACCAACAGCAGTGGTTGCGGTGGTAAAAGCACCTGGAAGCCCCTTAATCATATTGTAGGGGCCTAGTATGACACCAGCAATAATCTTAAATCCAAAGCTAAATGCTTTGTGTAGAGTACCAACTGCTAGAGCTACACCTGAAATCTGAGTAACTATATTGACTAAACTCTTGAAAGTCTCATTATTAAGCGCATCCGCTGCAAATTTAGCGACATTTCTAAGAGTGCCAAAGTATACATTTATTTGCCCACTATCTGCAAAAATAGAAGCAATTTTAGTAATTTGAACTATCAAATCAGCAAGGATAGGTCCTGCTTTGGCTCCCTCGCGCAACATGCTACCTAGGTAAGGAGCACCTAGAGCTAAGGTATCAAAAGTTTTTTTAATTTCTGGCATATCAGCAAGCTTGCCAATTTCAGAAACTAAAGAACCAACTGACTGAAGAATAGCTTTAGAGTTTTTAGAGGCACCTAGAAAATAACCCTGAAGGTTTGCTTTGCCCATGTTCTCTGAGAGTTCTGCCCACTTTTTAGTGGCACCCTTAAGCCAGTTAAGCATATACTGACCACCACCAACAGTACCAAAGTTGGCTTTTATAATGTCACCTAAGAAGTTGAAACTATTGCCAAAAACCTTGCCAAAATCAGCAGCTAGTTCTCCAGATCTATTAAAGAACTTTTCCAACTCCCCGGATGCTGCTTTAGTATCTAAGAAGTTACTGAAGGTTTCGCTTTGCTTCTCTAGATAGCCTACAAAACGACGAGTCAAGGGGTCAGCAGCTTTGATTATTGTTAGTAGACTGCTATAAACATTTCCTGCAATATTCCCAAAAGAAGGTAGCAATCTTGCCATATTATCTAGAACATCTTGTAGATTAGCTAGATTCTTTGGAGATAGTAGTTTATCCGTGAAGTTGGCAGCAGCTAGTCCCATTGCCTGACCTATCCTATAAAATCCAGTCTGTAGGATTTTAGGGAGCGGAGATGCAACAATTCTTTCTAGCTGATCCTGCAAGATAGGTAGAAATCCTTTAGCAGCTGCTTCTTTTAGATCATCTAGGCTAAATACTGCGCAAACTTTTTTTGACTAGGTGTTAGACCTGCATAAGGGTCTGCACCACCACCTGAAGCATCTTTATTAGCATCTTTAGCTGATTTAGCTTTACGAAGTGCTAGTTCTGCTTCATTGTATGCTAGCTGCGCTTCCCTACGAGCTACGCTATTCCCAGGTAGATCCTGGGTCCTTAGCAGTGCCTCTCTAGCTTTTTCTAAATTAAGTGCAGCCCTGTCAACAGTGAGCGCTGCCTCTTCTGCATCAAATCCTATTTGCTTTAGTGATTTGCCGTACCCACCGTTGGCTTTAGTAGCAGCTTGCACTGCTTTCATTATACCACCTAGTGCTAGCTTTGCAACTCCAAAGCCAACTTTCAAGGTAATCATTGCACTACCTAAAGCTGCTATAGACCCAGCGGCCCCTCCAGCAGCTCCAACTATAGCACCTAGACCTCCGACTAGGTCAGATACTCCAGCAGCTAAAGTTCCTACAGCTGTCTGAAGTTTGAAACTTGCTTTAGCTAGAGATGTCCATTTATCTTTAGCTGCCTCAGCCTCTCTTGCAAAGTCAGACTTAAAAGTCTTAGCTATACTTTGACCAGTTTTTTTAATGGTATCTTCGGCACCATCAAAACCACGCCTAATGTCATCTTTAACACTAGTAGTTATAGCACGAACGACAATATGAGCCTCGCCTACTACAGCCATTTAACTACTCCTACTCTCTATTAAAGACGGCAACTATCCAATTGGTGCGTCTAGAACATCTCCAAATGGATTCATAGAATCTGGATTGAATTCCGTTGGTTCTATATATGGTTTTAGTTCAATACCATCTTCTGATTTTGTAGGTTCAGGTTTCTCTATTACTGCATATGCATAATCTTTTTCATACATTGCTTTATATAGCCTGATTCTACGTCTTTCAGTTATGATGGCATGTTCCTGGGAGATAAAACTATTGTCTTCTTCAAAGAAATAATGAATAACATCTAACATGTCTGATGCTTCCATCTGTAGTAGATGTATATCGTTCACTATTGCCTTTCCGTTAACGTAGTGCCAGAGGTCTATTGCCCAGTCGATTAGTCCTCTGGCTGCTGATTTGGGCGGTTAGTATACTCTGACATTAGCCACGATACAATCTCGCTTAGGGTCTCAACAGGAACTACTTTGTCCTTATCTTTAACTAGAGCATCAAAACGCTCGAAGCTCTCATTAATAAGTACATGAGAGAAAAAATCATTGATCATGCGCAAAGATCCGACGGAATCACTCTCATCATTTGCAGCCGAGATAAGTTCAATAAGGAATCTGCCTTGAATAGCCTTTACACAAAAAAACTCTTCACCATGTATCTTGAAGGAGATAGGCTCTACGTTTTCTTGATCTGGTCCAGAACCAAAGTCTTTGAATCTAGTCATTTTTTTCTTTCTTGTTATTTGTATTTGTATTTAGGTATTTACCTGATATAAGTTTATCAAAATAAAAAACTGTCTATTAGTACTTAAAGTGTCTAAGTTGACGGCTTAGGTATGGATTAGGTCTAGTTCCAGGGTGTAAAACTCTCTGACTTCTAATAATTTTAGATCCAGATCTAAATACCAAAACTCCACCTTCATCCTTAGGAGCGATAAAATGAGGTTTAGATCCGTTATGATGTAGCAGGGCATAACTCAGGTTGGATCCCATTATTACGGTCTGCCCCCTGGAGTCAGCAGTGTGAGTTTTATATAAAGACTTTCTAAGTGCTCCAGTTCTAACACCAACTTGAGCCTTAGCACCATACATAGCCATAGTGCTACGTCGCTCTAGGTCTTTCCAAAGCCCTCCGGCTGGAGTATGTAGTTCCAGATTTAGTGCCCATTCGTAGAACTTAATATCCTTATAACTCAGTGTCATAGTTATGTTTGTAGTTCTAAAAGCTACACCAGTTGCTTGTCTAGTTGATCTTCCAGATCTTCTAGATCTAGTAGATTTTCTAAGTGCCTTACCTACATAGTAGCCACCTATGCTATCTCCGATTAGCCCGTATGCTGGCATTTTATGGTACCGCCATGGTTATAGTCATATTGGTAGTTTGGAATCCACCCTCGGGACCAGAAGTCTCTAGAGTAGCTATCACACCTATTCCATAACCAGTTTCATCCCATTGGTCAAGTAGGTTTATAGATTCCATCAAAATCCAAGAATCTATAGCCACCATCTCAGAGGCTATCTGTATTTTTTCTGGAGAAGGTGGTCTACCATTTTGACCAACTATGGGAGTTGCTCTAGATATAGAAATATTCAAAGTAGCACTACGAGGGACATGGCAACGCTGTGGCTCATTTACCTGAGCTCCAGGGGTACCTAAAAACATCTGAGCAAATGAGACAACCAACTGCTCGCAGTCGATAGCTGGTTGACCCATCGTCCAGTAGCAACGGTTAGGGAGACTAACGTTATAAGACTGGAATACTGTCTGGATGCGCTCTAAGACGCCTTCCATCATATCTCTTAGATTTGTGGCGTCTTCTGCAGCACCGCTTATATCAATAGCGGTTGCCATTTATTAGCCCTCTACTACTGGCTCTTCAGCTGCAACAACTACTTCTTCAATTACGGCAACTACCTCTTCAACTACAGCAACTGGCTCTTCTACAACTGGAGCAGCCTTAGCAGCTTTGGTACCCTTCAGAGCTGGAGCTGGCTTAGCAACTACTACCTCTGGCTTAGCGGTACCGAGCATGTCTTCCGCACGGAAGTTTGTCTGGATTCCTGACATTTTTATTCCTAACTATACATCTTGATCTGGAGGTTTCCAGATGCTACTGTTACAATATTTTCCACGCCATCGATTGTTTTGGTGGCATATAGAGTCCATGTACCCGGATCTATCATACCTAGAGCTGAAACAGCCTTACTGTAAGGTACAGTAAATGAAACTGTATCAGTTCCCTGATCGACAGTGATGCTACTTGAATCTAAATCAACAGATACAGATTCACCGTAGTTTTGTAGTGTAACTTCTGCAGCCCATCCGTCTTCAGGGAAGAAGTTACTCAAATCTAGTCCAAGGCCAGTTGATGACCACCCAGCTGAGTCATCACTAGTAGGCTGTACAACTATGTCATAGTCGACACCAGAAGCAAGTTTAAGTGGTTTTGGCGAGTAGCGACGTGCTCTAGGAGTGTCCACAGAGAATACTTTTGCCTTTTTACGAGCATTATCTGGGTTTACTGTCTTAAGGAAAAGGTCAACAACTAGAAGACCAGTACGAAGTTCAGCAATAAATTCTTGATTGTCTAGGATTGTATATGAAACACCCTGACGAGAAACCGAAGTAACACGCTGTGGCAGCTGGCATGTGTCATCATCTGACCAGAGTTTAATAAATTCTGTAGCTAGAGTTCTGGCAGCCATTTTTCCTGCTACTGGAACAGGAGTACCGTAGGAATAAGTAACTTCGGTATTACAAGGTGTCCAAGCAGTTCCAGCTTTAACGTGAATAGTTGAGTGATCAACTAGGTAATAGTTACTAGGGTTGATAATCGCACCAACACGGTTGCGCATCGAGTGAATCTTAGTTACTGGACGCCCGCGCAATTTAATGCGAGAGTCAGGAGACATACCGTCAGCAGTTAGCTCTGAGTATTCATCGTAATCCCCCGAAGGAATATTGTAGACGTCTCCACCAAAAAGGATTGGGCTGGTGGTCTTTCTAGATGGACCTAATCTATTGTTTCTCAAGGTACATGTGTAACGCTCGGTTACAGTAGTCTCACCAGTATATTTTCTACCTGACATAGCCCAGAGTAGGTACGAAGCCATCTTAATTGCTTCAGTAGTGAACTCGGTATAGGCGTAGTTATCTCCCAGCTCTTCGGCTGTGATCCATAGATTGTTACCCATAATATACCTCTTATATAAGTTTAAACGGGTGACAGACTAGTGATTAGACCAGTCCGCCACCCGTTAACTGTTATGACTTACGCGCCGGTTTCGTTACCGATGATGATGCGGTCTACAGTAGCATCAGCGTTGTAGTTGATGTTACCTGGAACGTTATATGCACCAGCAGCCACTGGGTCAGTAAGTGTAGTAACTGCAATAGGAGCTGGGTGGCTCTCGGTAGTAGCATTGGTTACAGTTACACGAGCACCAGAGGTTACTATGAACGAAGCAACGTTAGCTGTAATCGAGCTGTTAACAAAGTTAACTGTGTTAGCGACAACGTTAGCAACTGTACGAGTACCGTTGAATAGTTCTCCAACATTCTGAATGTATAGAGTGTCGCCAGCTTCAATTGCAGGAGCAGCACTAAATACAAGGCTAGCAACAGTGTTAGCAAGTGCAGCAGATGCACTGTTAATCGAAATCGTGTTAGCGACGTAGTTAGTTGCTGTGTTAGCGAGGAATACGACCTGGTCAGTCGAGTTATCGGTCCAGGTGTAGAAGCCCTTAAGACCAGTAGGTGCCCATGAAGTACGTGCATATGCGTATGGACGCTCTGCAGCAACTGGGAACTCCCAGCGACCATCAATTCCACCCTGGAAGCTAGCATTCACAAGACCGAAGCCTTCGAAGGTGTTAGCCATCAGACCGTTTTCAATAACGCGGTCACCAGACTGACGCATCTTCACGTATGGGAATACCCAGTGGTAGTAAGGAAGAGTGCTTGAGCGCTTTCCAT